TATATTGGACGAGCAATTTAAGGTACTTTGCTTTGTCGTATTCTTCATAAACTACACATTCTCCATTTTCACAAGACATAATGATAACAAATTTTTTGACTGGTATCTCAGTCAGTTCGTAAAACATTGCTGCATAAGCACAGCACTGGACAAAATAATGATCGATCCAATCTCTTGGTTTCGGTTTCTTAGAAGTCTTAAAGTCGATGATTGCTAATTCACCATTATATTCGGCAATGCAATCAACGGTTCCTGCAATACCTAATTGCTTACTATATAGGGACCCTTCAAGAGAGTGAATATTATCAATATTCTTGAGAGTTGACTTAGCAATATTAAACAGAAACTCTGAGATTGGAAGAACCTCAGAGGGCAGGTCTTGATTTTTTAGAAAATACTCAGTAAGAGTATGCATATCCGTACCACGACTTGTTGCAAGTTTTGTGATACGGTCTGCTTCATCATCTCCAACTTTCTTGCGCCACTTCACAAAGATTTCTTTATTAAAATGACTTGTGATAGAAGTAATTGAAACTAGTTTGAGTAGTTCTTCATCATCAGGCACTTTATAATATCGAATACCATCTATAGTCTCCCGATCAAGTTTCGGGAGAGTCACATCAACATGATTGAACATTAAAGACCTACTTCTATTTTCGCAAGGATGTATTCTTTGACAAGTCCAGAACGGACAATATCATCAACACTAAACTCTATTATATCAATAGATGGCATTTTACGCAAGATGCTCATAAAATCAACAATTCCATTACGCTCATTAGTCTTTTGCAAATCGGACTGAGTAGCATCTCCACAAAACATAATCTTAGAGTTTTCACCAACACGAGTAATGATTGAATCAAGTTCATGGGCAGTACAGTTTTGAAATTCATCTACAATCACAATTGCATTATCAAGAGTAGTGCCCCTTAGGAATGAGGTGCTCCAGAACTTAATTGTTTCCTGAGACTTAAGATTGCCATAGAGCATCTCAAACTCAGCATCGGAAGGCATCTGGAACATATACTTCACCATATTCTTATAAGGAATCTGGTAGATGTCAGACTTATCCTCATAGGAACCAGGAAGGAAACCAATCTCTCTGGTGGCAACCAAAGAACGAACCAGATAGATTTTTTCATAAGGAGTTCTTTCATCAAGAACTTCACGAAGAGCATTATAAAGAGTGATGAAAGTCTTACCCGTTCCTGCACATCCATAGGCAACAAGGTGTTTGCCTTCTGCATATGCATCAAAAAGTTTTCTTTGATTGTCTGTGAGGGGTTCAACATCTAATAGATATTCATTCCCAAGTGCTTTCTTTTTCTTTACCTGACGGTTTGTAAGACCAACATCATTTTGCTGATCATTCGTCCTTTTTCTTCTTGCCATATTAGGTAGGTTAGATTTTCTTTACTCTTGACCCAGGAGCCTTGCTAGCTTTTTCTAATACCGAGTTCCATGAGGGATGTTTCGAAATTAATTTATTTTGCCATTCACCAACCTCTCCAGGGGTGGCACACCCCTCTGACCAATCCCGTTTCCATTCAGGATTGTCCTGATACCACTGTGTGATGTCATGAACACTCATTTCAAGCACTTTCGTCTCACCAGTTTCTTTATGAATAATCGGATAAATTGCCATTGTTTATAATAATTTACAAAAATATTTATGGACTCAAACGTGCCTTATGAAGGCGCTTCTCTTCATAATAACTAAAGATCTCAGGAACCCATTCTTTAATAATGGGAACCATACCTTCACAAAGTGCCTGAATCTCAAGTTGAGCATCCATCTTTGCACGAAGGTCTAGAAAGTGTAGTGCAGCACGAAGTGAGAATGAAACTACAAAGTTTTGACGGATATTCTGTGGAAGATAATCTCGGAGATGCTCTTCTGCCATACCACGAGTATTAAATGCTTCTGCATACCTCTCAGATGCCGACAGACAGAACTTTAACTGCCTTTCGTAGTCATCATGGGTCCATTCATACTTGTGCCCTTTACGGTCCAAATACAGACCTTCTGGACGCACATAATAAACCTCTTGGGGTTTAAGGTCACCATTGGCAACTTTCAGCACACGACGACCAGTATAACGTTGGGATTGAACATCAAAAGATACACCAACACGATGAGTTCGTGCCTGAACAATTACATTATGAACAAATCCAACGCAGTCCAAAGTAATCGCAGGATGCTCCAATGGACCCCAGTGCCCACGTTCATTTGCAAGTAACTGCTCAATAACCCATTTACCACATTCCTTTTCTGCTGGGGGAAATTTGGTATGAATAGGTTCTTCAGAGTAGTCATTTTTTCCACCCTGATAAACAAGAGTCTGTGGAAGTTGTGTCTGCCGAAGCATCACGACTTTCATTTCCCTATCTAGTTCTAGAAGATCCTTTGCTTTAATAGGTCTCATTTTTTTCCAAATCCTCTGTATTCTTTTGAATTTTGCTTTTCTAATTCTAGCACAGAAAGTTGTGCCTTCATATATTGAAGTTCATCACTAGAATACAAGTAATCTTGTTTTAGTGCTTCCTTGATCAATTGAATTGCTTTTTTGTTTCTCATTCAGAATCCTCAAAAATTTCGTCGTAATCTAACTCTTTTGGAGTAATATCATCAAACTTATATGCCCGAACATCAGAATATAATTCTGCCTTCAGGGAATCTACAAGAAGTTCCAAATTACGAACGATAAGTTTTACTTTTTCCTTATCCATAAATTAAAATTCTTTCAGTTCATTTTAGCATAAAAAAAGGAGGGGATCAACCCCTCCAGAATATTAACGCATTGCCATTGCTAGTTTTGCTTGATGTTTGCGTTGTTCTTTTTCTTTTTGCTGCTTAATTAAAATAAGCTGCCAATTTTTTTTCATTAGGGTGCTCCTTTACTTTGTGGGTATTGGTGCGTTCCTTCGGTGTTCCTACTTCCGTTTGCTATTCGCAAATAGCAAATGAACGTTTAATTATTTATTATCACATACTTAAAAAACCTTACTGATCAAAAATTTTGCCGAGATTTTTCCCCAGCATTCATGAAATCACTTTCTCTTTTTGGTTTTGGGTGCTTGATAACCCCAGAGTTTGGGGCTCACTCTACCATATCCAAATTCAATGGCCTTTAAATTCTCACGAAACTTATCCCAATACATATCAAACAATTTAGATTTCGTACCTCTAGTCAAATCAAAACAAATTTTTTCATCTACAATATATTTCACAATACGAGCATCGTTAGGTGCTTCCCTGGTACAAACATCGGAATAAGAACCATTTTCAACCAGAATGTCACACCCATAACGTGACTTACAAGTTTCTTTTTCTGTTGGTGTCCAATGATTCATATGCTTCTCTGTATTTTGTGTTGTTTCAATCACATCACTAAGTCCACTCACGAACGACCACCCCAAACAATCTGAGGAAATGCTTCGGAAACAATTTCTTTCGTGATTTTATATTTCTTCTCTAGTTTTTTATCTTTTACTAAACAAATAATTTCTGCTTCAAGGGGATGAAGTCCTTGAAGCAAATTAATGAACATTGTTTCCCGTCGAATAGAACTCATACTATCATTTCCACCTTTGATGAAATGATAAAAATGTTTATATTCTTTACGAATTGTTGTTCTTCCTTGAGTATCAGATGCACCCAAAGAAAAGGATCCAGATTCATACATAGCACGAATCTCTTCTGTAATTTTGGTAGAAAGAGTTCCACTATGGACCGTTTGGTCATCGTAACTAGAATAAGGTACGGGGCCATCAGGTAATACTGTAACTATAGTCTCATCAAAGTTCCAAATCAAAAGAGCTCGAATCGAATCGTGATTGTACTTTTGAAGTAGTTCTACCTTTTTTTCTTTAGATCTTTGCCTTGAAATCAAATCAAAAACTTCAAAGGAAAGGGGATTATTCGGCAAATTTTCAACCACAGTAAATTTTGTAGATTTTACTGTGGTATCTGTTGCTTCTTTAGTCGTCGTCTTCTTCTGTGTGGTCGTAGTCATAATCTTCTTGTTCAAATCTTACTGAAATAATTTCTTGATCTATAAAATTACCATCGTTATCATAAAACTCGGGATGATAGGCAATATTTTTAGCACCTTCTTGATGTGTCATCATATACTCTCTACCAACCCATCCTGCTACAATCCCCACTATAAGAAATAATACGGTTAAAAATGAACCGAATACTAGGCTAACTGCTAACATTTCTTTTTCTCCGGGAAACTACTTTTTCCTTGATATAAAGGAAAATTCAAAATAGATGGTAGTCTCTCGATTGAGAAAGCAAACCATCTTCTCAAAGATGATATGAAAAGGTCTGGTCTGCTTCCTTTTTCCTCCACTGAGTATAAGTTCCACACCACGATTCATACCGTGGTAATCATTGTTATTTATGGTAGTATCAGACAATTTGCTTCTCTTTTAGAAACTTAACGGTATCGATACATCCACCAAGTTTTTGATCATCACAAACAACCTGAGGGAATGTAGAACCTTCACCAAACTCCGAATAGAATTCTTCTTTGGTAAAATCTTCTCCCAAATTATACACTACAAACTTGTTTCCTGTCAACTCTAGGACTTGTTTTACTTTATAGCAATAAGGGCAATCTTGTTTGGAATAAACGGCAAAGTTCATAATTGTTTAATATCTGTAATAATTTATATAAGAAAAAAGAGGAGATTTTTCTCCTCTTATTATACCACCAACTCACTTCTTCCCACCACAGAAGAAGGTCTTGGTTCTCGAAGTCACAGAGAATTCATCAAGACCTCTGTATTATAAGACATTATGCCTGAGGTGTCAAGTCCTCGATGGGGTTCCAATCAAGTTTCAATCCCTCAACATATCTGAATAGTTCTTCACCATTCATGTCAATAATTTCTTCACGACCAGGACCATAAGTAAATTTTGTCTCATAAAGTGCTGGAGTTTCATTTTCTTTTTCAAGAACTGCATGAATCACTCCATAGACATTGTAAATATCAAGTTTTGTAATTTCAGTAATTTTATAAGAAGACATTTTAACCTCCAATTTATTCTAATTATTTTCCACGGTCATAAGCATGTTGAACACAATGACCGTTTCTTCTTACATAATGAAAGAAAATCTGATGATAATAACTATCTTTGTTTCCTTTCATTGGTTCTCTCCAATGTGGAAGAACACACCCCTTATATAGAGCACCATCTCCAGGATTTGTCATACATGAAAGAGCAGTTCCATCAGGACGCTCAAACATAATCGGCCAATCATAATTTAGATTGTGACTGATATTGACAGTGATACTGATTTCACAGGATCCCCTATCAGTATGCTTTGTAAGTTCGTGCCCCTTAAAATAAAACCGATCATAATAATAGGTGGGATACAATCTTTCACCAATTGTATTCTCAATTACTTTCATAATATCATAGTGTGCCTCTTTGAATTTGGGATGATTATATCGTGCCAAACTACCAGAAACTTGCATCTCATTTGGTTCCACAGAAACTTTTCCAGGACCATCATAACGATACATTCCCCTTTCCCAAGGAACTTCCTCATAAAACTGAGATGCATCAATTAAATTTGGCATCTCAACTACAGACCAGTCTATTTTATTACTCATTTCCACCTAGGACCTACCACCCAACCAACAAGAGATTTACGATTGCCAGAAATAACTTTCTTCACACGATGTTGAGTTCTGCTATCAAAAACAATTACTGTTCCTCTTGTTTTTGGAGCAAAATAAGTTTTACCATCACCACTCATAAACTGAACTTCACCACCCTCATAATCATCAGGATCTGAAAGTTGAAGAATGAAAGAAAGTTTACGAATCTTTTCAGTATTTGTAACTACAAAGTTTTCTTGAGTATTTTCAGTTGGTTGATATGCTGATTCAATACTCGCATCATTGTGCCAATTATAATATTCACCTTCTGCATAAGAAGTATATTGCATCGATTCACCATCAAATCCGATGATATCATACAAAAAGTTCTCACGATTTGCACGAAGAACATAATGATAACTCAATCCAACAACCCAATGATTTGAGGCAATCCAGGCAGTCTTGCTATCTCTTTTATCTAAAGTCAATCCACCGAATGTTGTTGCTGGTGAAAAATTTTTATCTGCGTCTTTAAGGTCTTTCTCAAGAAGAGAAACTAATTCTTCTGGCATACCTGAGGCATACCAAATTGATGAATGAGCCATAATATGATGATATTTTTATAAATTATAAGTCAGTATTGAGTTAATGTCAAGCAGTTGGTTTTGGAACTGGTGATTCCCATTGCACGGTTTCTACATTCAAAATCCAAGACTCATAAGGTTTTGGTGGAATAAATGCTTTTAGTTTATGACTATAAGTCTGACCGATTGATACATTTCCATCAGTTTCAATCATGGATATACTGAGATGTGAATTTTCTTCCATATATTCACGGGATGCAAGAAGTGTATTTTCTACAGTAATTCCATCTTCCCCCAGATGAGCATAAACTCTCGGAACAGTATAGTCATGAATTACCTGCAGTCTTGCTTGCTCTTCCTCTTCGATGAGTCGCAGTCTTTCCTCCTCTTCTGCTTCTAATCTTTCCTGTTCTTGTCTTTGATTATATTCTTCTAATTGTTGCCTCTCATAGGCAATTGCGTCCAATTCTTCTTGAGTTTTCCAAGAAAGAGACGGTTCATCCCAAAAATATTCGGGAGTTTGTGTTGTATCTGTAGTACTCATAATTTTTTCCTCCTATTATACTGGATAACGAATAATGACAATACCATTCTGACCAGGAAATCCAGTAACTACCGGTGGACTAGAAGGACCACCACCACCACCAGATCCATATGTAGAAGATGAACCAAAAAGAACATGATTACTGGGACCACCAACACTATAAGTAACATTAGATCCACTAATCGTATAAGGAACTCCTGCTCCTCCTGAAACTGCAGCCGAACTAGGTGGTCCTGGCGATGTTACTCCAGATCCACCAGCACCACCACCACTACCGCTGGTGTTTGGGAACGTACCATTTCCACCAGGAAATCCTATTCCATAGACTCCAGCACCAGTTCCACCTGCAGATGATCCTGAACTATTGTTGCCACCACCACCACCTCCAGACGCTTGAGGTGCCGGACCTCCGACTGTACCTGATGAGGACCATGCAGCACCATATCCACCACCAGCAGCAGTTATGTTTGTTCCTGGTGCCGTTGGTCCACCATAAAAAAATGTTGATAATGCTCCAACATTACCATTAGCGCTACCGGCACCTCCAGCACCTCCAGCACCAACGGTTACGGTACAAGCAACACCTGCAGATACTGGAATAAATTTTGAATATGAAGCTGCTCCAGCACCACCACCACCGGCACCACCATTTGTGGGCGCAAATGATCCACCACCACCACCACCACCAACAACAAGAACTTCTACAACTCCTGTTGTCCTAGGAGTGAATGTACTATTACCGACTGTATCAAAAGTATGAACTCTATATCCAGTAATGCTACTGATGGTTCCACCAGTTGCTGATAATACTCTTCCGCCTACATGAATTGCCATTTTTATTTCCTCCTCTTAGGTTAAATAACGAATGATAACGACACCATTCTGACCAGGAAATCCAGAAACTAACGGTGCAGTATAAGGACCCCCACCACCTCCAGAACCATATGTAGAGGATGAGGTAAGATTCCGATGGCAATTAGGACCACCAACACTATAAGTAACATTAGATCCATCAATCGTATAAGGAACTCCTGGCCCTCCAGCAACAGCAGCACCAGGAGAAGGATTTAGCGGTGATGTTATTCCAGATCCACCAGCACCTCCACCACTACCACTGCGGTTTGGAAAATTGCCGCCGCCACCAGGAAATCCTAATCCATAAACTCCAGCACCAGTTCCTCCACTAATAATACCAGGCACATTATTACCTCCCCCACCACCTCCAGATGCTTGAGGGGATGAAAATCCAGCGTTTAGCCAAGTACCACCTCCTCCGCCACCAGCAGCGGTTATGGTTGTTCCCGGTGCCGTTGGTCCTCCATAATAAAATATTGATGTACCTCCCGAACTTCCAAAATTACTTGCTGTATTACCTCCAGGACCAAGACTACCAACTGTCACAGTACAAGCAACACCAGCAACTACAGGGACAAATTTAGAATATAAGACTGCTCCTGCTCCACCTCCACCGGCACCTCCATCTGCTGGAGTAAATCCTGCTCCCCCTGCGCCACCACCAACAACAAGAGCTTCAACAAAACCAGTGGTTGATGGAGTGAATGTTGCACTGCTTGTAAAGGTATGAACGGTATATCCGGCAAGATTAGTGACTGTTCCACCAGTTGCAGAATTTACTTTTGCTCCTAAAATTAAAGACATATGATTTTCTCCTTCTTATGTTGGATAACGAATGATGACGACGCCTTGTGTTGCCCCAGAACCATATGTGCCAGGCGTACCAGGAAAGCTTGGCCCGCCAGCACAACCGGAACTATAAGTAACATCACTTCCAGTAATCGTATAAGGAACTCCCGAACCTCCTGGTCCAGGAGTATTAGGTCCGGCCGAATTACCAGCACTACCGGCACCGCCGCCGCCACCTCCTGTAGATTGTGATCCAGATGGTGACCCACCACCGCCAGGAAATCCCAATCCAATTACTCCAGCACCAGTTCCAGCAGAACCTCCGCTTATGAACGGACTAGCATTTCCACCACCACCACCACCTCCACTTGCTGTAGGAGCGGAAGTGCCAGTACCACCCCCTCTTACAAGAGGTCCTACAGAAGCCCATCCGCCGCCGCCACCACCTGCAACAGTTATATTTGTTCCTGGTGCTGTGGGTCCTCCATAATAAAATATTGATGGACCTCCATCACTTCCATTTGTAGGAGCAGGGTTTGTAGGTCCTGTAGCTCCAGCAGATCCAACAGTTACTGTGTAAGCAATACCAGCAGATACTGAAATAAATTTTGAGTATGTAATTGCTCCGGCACCACCCCCACCACCTTGGTTACCGGGGCTACCAGCACCACCTGGAGCACCCCTACCACCACCAGCACCAACAACAAGAACTTCCACTTGTCCTGTTGTCCTGGGAGTGAATGTACTATTACCAGGTGTAGTAAAAGTATGCACAGTATAACCGCTGATGGTACTGATAGTTCCACCAGTTGCTGATACTACTCTCGGACCTGCAATAAACGCCATAGTTTAATTAATATAAGGTTTCATTACTTGTTATATATTTAGCACATTAGATTAAATGGAAGTATCTAAAGGTCTTTCCCACTCAGTTGAGTCTTGAACAAATCCATCCCCATCACCATCTCTAGCATCAGGATTATATCCATCAGCAATCTTTTCTTCTAGTGTTGGTTCTGTGGGTGTAGGTTCAGGTTCGGGTTCGGGTTCTTCAGTTACTACAGGTTCTTCTACTCTTATCCAAGGAAGAGGTAATGGTGTGATAGGAGGATTGTACTTACTTGCAATCTCATTTGCAAGAACTGTTTGTAAATATCCAACATCAAGGTTGTTTTCTAACCATCCTATCACAGTTTCTTCTGCGAGAGTTGAATAATCGGTAAATCCTTCTGGACTTGGTGAAGGAAGAGGATAAGAATTACTCATCGATGCTGATACACCGTTCTCATCCTGCCCAGTAAGACTCCAATGAATAACTTTCACAACATCAGTCAATTCGTTTTCTGATGGAGCACAGTCTAATTTAGAGATACTCCAAGTATAAGTAATCATTATTTTTTAACATACACCATATTTAGCTTTGAGGTTATTGGATTGTGTTTCCATACTCTCAAAGCCTTTGACTGTCATCCAAGTTACCATAGAATATCTGTTTCCTTTGGTGACTGGTTCTACACCGTGTCTATAATACCTATTGGAAGGAAAGCATACTAGAAGTCCAGGTTCAGGACGAATACGAATATGAAGATCTGGAAATACAAAATCTCCACCTTCAAACTCATTGTTGAGATATAAGACCATAGACAAATCACGGTCTACTGTCTTTCTCCATAGTTGTGTTTGGTCTGGTGCAGTCCATACACCTTCACCATCAATATGAGGTTGGTAGTGTCCTCCTACATCATAACAAAGAAGTTGTGGAACTTCTGAACTATCCACCTCAAACTGATAAAAAGGATTGATGACTTGCTTTACAATATGATGCATCAACTCATTCACCTGTGGAAATACAGGTTCAATTGGTGCGATTTGAGTATCTCTTGTTCTCTTATCAGTAATCCATTCAGTTCCTCGTGTCTGATTGGATTTGTCTGGGTCAAATACTGAAAGGTCTTCTGTCTTGGAAGTTTTCATATGATTTACCAGAGCATCAATTCCTTCTTGACTGATGACTTTTGGTGCAATCAAAACTTTGGATAATAAATTCATTAGTAATAATGTAGTTGTGAGTATTTAGTTTATGAGACTGTGGTGTTTGATACTGCTCCTAAAGCATATTTTACAGCACTTAATGGACTTCTTGGTGATGCTGATACAGAATCATTTGCAAAAGTTATACGGTCTACTGGTGCTCCTCCACCAGAACCTCCACCAAACCAACCATAATTAGAATTTCCTGTTGCTGTTAAACCATTTCTTGCTTGACTTAATGGACCTCTAACTGATGCTGTTGAGGAATCATTTGAGAAATCTATACGGTCTACTGTTGCTAATGGTACTATCGGGAATATATTTGGATCTACTCCTCCACCAAACCAACCATAATTAGAATTTCCTGTTGCTGCTAAATATGCTCTTGCTGCACTTAATGGACCTCTTACAGATGCTGTGGAAGAATCATTTGCGAAATTGATACGGTCTACTGTTGCTAGTCCAGCACCACCACCAAACCAACCATAATTAGAATTTCCTGTTGCTGCTAAATATGCTCTTGCTGCACTTAATGGACCTCTTACAGATGCCGTGGAAGAATCATTTGCGAAATTGATACGGTCTACCCTGTTAATATACTCTGTAGGGTCATTTAATCCGAACCCACCACCAAACCAACCATAGTTAGAGTTTCCTGTTGCTGCTAAATATGCTCTTCCTAAACTTAATGGTCCTCTGACTGATGCTATTGCAGAATCATTAGAGAAATCTATGCGGTCTACTGTTGAATTAAGATACGCACCACCAAACCAACCATAATTGGAGTTTCCTGTTGCTGCTAAACGACTTCTTCCAGAACTTAATGGACCTCTTGGTGATGCCGTGGAAGAATCATTAGAGAAATCTATACGGTCTACTGTTGCTAATGCTCCAGGACCACCACCACCAAACCAACCATAACCCGCAGTTTTTGCAAGACGAATACTTGAAGACCTTGCCTGTCCTGATGTTGCTGCTGAACGATTTTTTATAGAACTCAATAGACTTCTTGGTGATGCTGATACTGAATCATTTGAAAAATTTATACGGTCTACTGTTGATATGTTAGTTGTTCCATCAAAACCACCACCAAACCAACCATAGTTAGAGTTTCCTGTTGCTGCTGAACGATATCTTGCTGAACTTAATGGACCTCTAACTGATGCTGTTGAAGAATCATTAGAGAAATCTATACGGTCTACTGTTGATAGTTGTCCTGGAGTTCCACCACCAAACCATCCATAGTTAGAGTTTCCTGTTGCTGCTAAACTACTTTTTGCTGAACTTAATGGTCCTCTTACAGATGCAGTTGAAGAATCATTTGAAAAATCTATACGGTCTACTGTTGATACTGGTATTCCTCCACCAAACCAACCATAGTTAGAGTTTCCTGTTGCTGCTAAACTATATCTTGCGGAACTTAATGGACCTCTAACTGATGCTGTAGAGGAATCATTAGAGAAATCTATACGATCTACTGTTGATACTGATGCTGGAATTCTACCACCACCAAACCAACCATAGTTAGAGTTTCCTGTTGCTGCTAAACGATTTCTTGCTTGAGATAATGGACCACGAACTGATGCAGTAGAAGAATCATTAGAGAAATCTATACGGTCTACTGTTGCTACTGGTACTGTTGGAATATAACCACCACCAAACCAACCATAATTGGAGTTTCCTGTTGCTGCTAAATCACCTCTTGCTGAAGTTAATGGACCTCTAATATTTGCAGTTCCAGTATCATTGGAGAAATCTATACGGTCTACTGTTGATATTGGTGTTGGAGTATTGCCACCACCAAACCAACCGTGTGTTTGAGCACTACTCCAAGTTGTATTTGTAACTGCAGTATCAGTCACTAACATTACCAAACCAGTTGTGGTAATACCAGCAGTTACAGAACCAACATAACCAGCAGTTGCATAAGAAACTGTTGTGGTTCCTGCAAATCCTGTGACTACAAAATTTCCATTATATCCAGTATATGCAACACCAGCATTATTAAGACCAGAAACTGCAATCTTTGCACCAGTATAAAAAGGTGTCGTAGAAAGACCAGCGGCCGTTGAAAGAGTGAGGGTTACAGTTCCAGAACTAAAAGAACCAGCAGTTACGGTAATACCAGCACCAACACCAGTGGAATTAATTCCTATCGTAGAAACAACAACAGGATTTGATTTGTTTAGGAAAATTCCATCAAGACCAAATACGTCTCCTGCTGGCACTTACTTTTCTCCTTAGTTTGAGGTATTTATCTTACTGGTTTGTTAGAATTTGCTGCATGATAGGCCCTTGCAGCACTCAACGGACCTCTTGGTGTTGCTGCTCCAGTATCATTAGAGAAATCTATACGGTCAACTATTGCCGTGTTTGCAGGTAAAATTCCACCACCAAACCAACCATAATTGGAGTTTCCTGCTGCTGCTAATCTTCCTCTTGATAAAGGTAATGCACCTCTTGGTGTTGCTGCTCCAGTATCATTAGAGAAATCTATACGGTCTATTGTATTTAATTGTGGACTAGGAGTGGTGGTTGTGCTGACGCCACCAGCAAACCAACCATAATTAGAGTTTCCTGTTGCTGCCAAATTCATTTTTACTCCACTCAACGAGCATCTATTTTCTGATACCTCAGTATCATTAGTATAATTTATCCGATATACTGATGATAGCATAACCGTTGGTCCAGGAAACCATT